ACCCTCGCATCCACCGAGATGGCAGTCGGCTTCACATCCAAGTGGCTCGGCGAGACCGGCATCGAGATGTACCCACCCGACGATCGGGGGTCGACATGACCCACTTCCCCTACCGCTGCTCATGTGGTGCGCCCCTCGTCATCCACTGCGGGTCACACACCTGCACCTGGCTCCGCTGCCCCAACGACAAGTGCGTATGGGGTGCGGTCGACATGGAGCGTGGTGTGCGCACCGACCGGGACGGGCACTGCGAGGCGGTGGCCTGATGGCCAAGCGAGCAACCGACGCACGTAACACCTGGGCATGGCGCAGACTACGTGACCGAGTGGTGAGGGAAGAGCCGCACTGTTGGCTCCAACTACCAGGCATCTGCACTGGACTCAGCACCACCGCCGACCATGTGCTCACCGTCAAGCAACGGCCCGACCTCATCATGGTCCGAGCCAATCTGCGTGGGGCCTGCCGTGCGTGCAACAACTCGCGCAAGGACAGGACCATCGAGCAGCTCGGCCTGACCCAACCCAGCGCATGGGTGCTGTGATGCTCACTGTCGTGACCGGCCCACCATGCGGGGGCAAGACCACCTACGTGCAAGACAATGCCGGGCCAACAGACCTAGTGCTCGACCTCGACACGATCGCTCACGCAATGGGCTACCCCCACCATCACGTCGAGTGGGGTGACGACCACCCAGCCATCGATGCGGCACGGATGGCCCGAGCCCATGTGCTGTACGCCCTGCTCAACGGGCGACTGCAATGCACAGCGTGGGTGATCGATGCCCGACCAGATGGTGCGATGCGTGCGCAGTACCAGCGAGCAGGTGCCCAGCTCGTGACCATCGACCCAGGCGAGCAGGTATGCAGGGACCGAGCGGCCGACCGACCAAGCGGCACCCTCGAGGGCATCACCGCGTGGTACCACGATGCGGACAGCCGCTTGACACCAGGTGTTTGGGCCCTGTGACGGCGGAATTTTTTAGAGCGCGTTGAGGGCTGCGAGCAAGCTCGCGGCTGTTCTCTCTCCGAGGGAGGGCCTGTGATCGCTGCGACGCAGGCCGAGGATCTCGCGGGAATCCTTGAGCTCCGCGGGGACCCGATGGCGGCATGCGAGTCGCCGTGGTTGAAGCGGTTCCAGTCGATCCCGGAGAACGCGGCACCTCCGCTGGCGATGTCAGGTCCGCATCCTCGGGCAGTCGGCTCGTATGGCGCGGAGTGCATCGAGTGGGCGAGGCGCGAGCTTGGTCTCACGGTCCGTTGGTGGCAGGGGTTGGCGATCACTCGTCAGCTTGAGCATGATGCTGCCGGCGAGCTGGTGTGGCGGGAGATCATCGATTCCGGGCCGCGTCGTATCGGCAAGTCGGTTCGGCTGCGGATCGTGGCGCTGTGGCGGACTGCGAACGCTGAGCGGATCGGCGAGAAGCAACTCTCGATGCTGGTGTCGAAGGATCTGGCTGTCGGCAAGGAGATCCACCGCGGTTCGTGGCGGTGGGCTGAGCAGGTCGGATGGAAGGTCATCCGTCTGAACGGCGGTCAGGAGGTCGAGGCGCCGGACGAGTCGCGTTGGCTACTCCGGGCCCCGACCGCGGCCTACGGGTACGACGTCGGTTATGGCCAGGTGGATGAGTCGTGGGGTGTTGACCCGCAGGCGATCACCGACGGTATCGAGCCGGCACTCCTCGAGCGGCTGTGGTCGCAGCTCCATCTGACCTCGACGGCGCATGTTCGGGCTACGTCCCTGATGCGTCGTCGGCTGTTGGCGGCTCTGCGTGACTCCGATCTGGATGTGCTGCTGATGTTGTGGGGCGCTCGCCCGGATGCTGACATCGGTCTCGAGGCGACGTGGCGGTCTGCATCCCCGCATTGGTCGCAGGCGCGTCGTGATCTGGTGGCGCGGAAGTTCGCGGCTGCGATGGCGGGTCAGGATGAGCCGGAGTTCGACGACCCGGACCCGGTCCGCGGTTGGGCCGCGCAGTACCTGAACGTTTGGCCGCTGCTGTTGGCCGCCGATGACGTGGTGATGCCGAAGTGGGGCGCTTGCGCGTCGGCCGAGCCTCCGGGCGGGGTGGCTGCGCTCGGGGTGGCGGTGGACCCGGACCGGGTGTGGATCTCGGTCGGTTCCTGCTCCAACGACGCCGTTCCGCATCTCGGCGCGGTGAGCGTTCTGCGCGGCGGTGACACAGTGGTGTTGCGCCGCCGGCTCGACACCGACCGCGCGTTCGTGGTGGCCGAGGTGGCGCGCATCCAGCGTGAGCTGGGCATCCCGGTGGTCATCGACCGCAAGGGCGGCGCCGACGCGCTCGGGAAGTCTCTCGACGATGCCGGCGTGGATGTGACCTGGGTGAGTCGCGACGACTTCGCCACAGCCTCGGCTGGCCTGTTCGATGCGGTGGCTGCGGGCGAGGTCGTCCACGGCGACTACCTGGAGCTGAACGACGCGGTGCGGGCGGCTGGCAAGCAGAAGTTCGGCGACCGGTGGGTGTGGGCTCGGCACGGCGGCGACGTTTCGATGCTCGAGGCCGTGACATGGGCGCACTGGTCGGCGGTCAACGCGCCGGCCTATGACCTGTTGAACTCGTTCGGATGAGGAGGCCCCGAGTGAACCTGAACCTCCTTCTCGAGATCCTCGGCGTGGCCTGCTTCGCTGTGTTCGCGTACTTCGTCTACGTACCACTGCCCCTGCTGGTCGTCGGTGTCGCCTGCATCATCATCGTGGCGCGTCGGGTCAGTGACGACGAGGGTGAGTCGTGAGTCTGTTCTTCCGTGGTAGGGGTGAGACGCGCTCTCACTGGTTCGGTACCGGCATGGACGGTTCGCCGTCGGTGCGGGTGACCGAGGACTCCTCGCTGCGGCTGACCCCGGTGTTCGCGGCGTTCCGGCACATCGTGGACTACTGCGGGACCCTGCCTGTTGACGCCTATCGCCTCGATGGCGGCAATCGCCGGGAGATGAGCCTCCCTCAGCTCTTGGCCCGCCAGGACGACATCGGCGGCCCCGGCCTGGTGACCTGGCTGGGTCAACTTGCGTTCGGTCTGGCGACCGGCAATGCGGTTGGTTGGGCGACCGATTTCGACGGTTTCGGGTATCCGGTGGATATTGCCTGGTTGCACTGGTCTCAGTGGACTTACGACGAGATGGCAAAACAGTGGTACGTGTTCGGGAACCCTGTGCCGGCCTCTCAGATCGTGCACATCCCGTGGATCGTCCCGCCGGGGCGGAGGTTGGCGTTGTCGCCGATCGAGTACCAGGCGGGTGTCATCATCGCTGGCCTGTCGGCGCAGGAGTACGCTGACATGAAGCGCGGCGGTGGCGCTCCGCCGGCCCAGTTGCGGAACACCGAGCGCGGCAGCCTGACCGACGACGTCATCTCGCAGGCGAAGGCGAAAGCGAAGGCGTCGTTCGCGAGCGGTGAGCCGTTCGTGACCGGCAAGGACTGGGATCTGAAGATGACGGTGATCCCGCCGAACCAGGCCCAGTTCGTCGAGACGCTGAAGATGTCGGCGAACCAGGTGGCGGCGGCGTTCGGGATCGACCCGACCGAGGTGGGCGGCCAGGCCGCGAACAGCCTGACCTACTCGACCGAGGAGCTGCGGCAGATCAACCGGGCCGCGAACATGAAGCCGTACCTGACCCGTCTCGAGCGCGGACTGTCGAGGCTGCTGCCGCTCAAGCAGTACATCAAGCTGAACGTGGACGCGAACATGCGCGTCGACACCAAGACCCGGACCGAGGTCATCGGCGCTCAGATCAAGGACGGGCGCATGTCTGTGAACGAGGCCCGCGAACTCGAGGACCGCCAACCCGTCCCCGGTGGGGACTTCTACAACGTGCCCGCACCGAAGGCGGACCCGACCACAAGAGGAGACACACCATGAGCGACGCTGAGCGACGCTTCACGCCGGTCCCGGTGGAGATCCGGGCAGGCAAGGACAGGCGCGCCATCGGTGGCTATGCGGCGAAGTTCCACCGCATGAGCCAGAACCTCGGTGGGTTCAAGGAGCAGATCGCTCCGGGCGCGTTCAACAGGTCTGCAAGCCAGGGATGGCCCGACGTGCAGGCCCGGTACAACCATGACGACAACATGCTGCTGGGCACCACGGGCGGCAACAGTCTGCGGCTGCGCGTCGACGAGGAGGGCCTGGTCTACGACGTCGACCTGCTCGACGACGAGCTCTCGCAGCGCATCTACAAGCTGGTCGAGCGTGGAGACGTGCGGCAGTCGTCGTTTGCGTTCATCGCCGACGAGGACGACTGGACCGCCGACGACACGGGGTTCCCGATGCGGACGCTGAACCAGGTGCGACTGCTCGACGTGGCCCCGGTGAACGCGCCGGCCTACCTCGACACCTCCGTCGGGCTGCGGTCGCTGGCGCAGAAGTTCGACGCCGAGTTCGAGGAGGTCCGCAAGATGGCGGCTCAGAACGAGCTCACCCGGTTCTTCAAGCGCACCGACGGCGGCCCCCAGACCAAGTCGG